GTAATCCGTGAAATGCGTGCATATCGAGATTGTAATCCGTGAAATGCGTGCATTACATTGTAAATACGCGGGATCATTGCCATGCTTTCCGTTTCGTTATAGGTGATCCGCACACAGATACCATGCAGATATCACCGGCATATCATCCTCGCCTCGCATACATGCCCAGCCCTACCAGATATCACTGGCATATCATCCTTGCACTGGCATACATGTGGCATACCTCCCGGTATATATGTATGCATATCTCATGACATATATGTATACATACCCGGAATGATATATGGGGGGGGGGATCGAGGTTTTCGCTGGTGCTTTTTTACCTATTGATCCATCTCCCTCCCAAAAAATATTGAAATGGCGAACCCTCCATTGAAGGGGCTTTTTTTGAGATGCTCCAACGAGGGGGCTTTTTGTCCCCCACTTGATTAAGCTCCCGTCTAGCCATCTCCCCTTGACACGTCATTATTTATTGAACAGTGAATGTTCCTATGCGCGGCGATTCATATCAACTACAAGGCCAGATGGGTGCGATCACCGCCACTGGTTCTCAGACCATTACTGGTAACTTTCGGTGGGTGCTTGTTGCGGCTGACGCTGTGATTACGAGCATGACCGGGAATGTTCTTGGTGTTGGTGGTGCTAACCCTAATACATCCCTTGCTGGCGTTACGTTGCCTGCTGGGTTTGGCTTTGGTGGTAACATCACAAGCATCACGATTACCTCCGGCACTATCTTGGCTTACTCCCTTTAATGTCCCAATTCCGGTCAGTAGGTGGCCTAGACGACACAATCGGTGACGATACAGATCGTGGCTTCTTCGCTATCAACCAAAGCCTCCAACTCAATCAGCTTCAGGAGGGCGAGGTAAGGGAGTCTCTGAACGGGCGCATGGAGGGCTACTGGAAGCCTCGCAAAGGCGTTGTGGAGAAGTCTTCGGGTCTTACTACTGGTCAGACTCCTTTGTCGTTGCCATTTTACCTGCTCGACTCCCCCAAGACTATTTCAGCCGTAACTGCTGCGGCGGGAACCATTACCATCACAATCACCGGACATGGATTAGAGGCCGGGAGTTCTGGCTGGGCTACAGTGACAGGACTAGACCCTGAAATCAGTGGTAGTTACCTGCTGACATACGTTGATGCAGACACTCTAGAATACACGGTCGCCGGGGTTGAGTCTGCAATTGATCAAAACGGCACTCTTTCCCAGATGCCAATCAACGATGTTGCTAATGCTAACGTGAGAGCGTCATGCATTTTCAGTGACCCAAACTCTGGGAATAAGGAATACATCATTGTGGCGATGGACACTGTCGCCAAAAAGATTGACCTAGATACACTTGAGGTAACGGATATACAATACCCATCAGGCGAGGGAATTGGTGCTGATGGTGACATGATTCAGGTCTTTGATAAGATCATGCTATTCCGCAACGGACTGCAGGCACTTGAGTGGTTTCCAAACGGAAGACCCGTATTGTCTGCGTCTCAACTAGGAACCGTAGTAACAATGAACGTGCGCGAGCATGGTCTAATTGTTGAAACAGACATTACGGTGGTGGGGCTTACTGAAGGTGATTCACCCAACGGAACATTTTCGGTAAACACAGTCGTTGATGACGACACTTTTACTTACATATATACAACTAGCCAAACAGTCCCAGCGTTTGGAATTGATGCCGCAACAGCTACGGATGGCTTTACGTTATCTCCCGGTGGAACTTACACCCAACCTCAGACATTTAATATTTCTGCCAAAGATGTAGATGTTGTTAATGGATTGGTAACAGCGACAGTAAGCGGAAACACCACCATTAAGGCTGGAGACACAATTGTAGTAAGGCAGTCAGAAACCACCGATTTTGGGTTTATGGTCGGAAAGCAATTCCAAGTTGTAGAAGCAACTACGACTACTGTTAAATGGTATGCCCCAATAGGCAACTATGACTTAAACGTAACAACTGAAATATTTGAATTTGGTGGGAGATTTAGTGTTGGTGGGGGATTCATGCACCAACCCGCTGCGCCGTGGGGTATTCATTTCCAACGCAGGCTTTGGGTTCCGTATCTTTACGAACAATCTGGTCTGTTTGATGATCCAACCTACACCAATCGCAAGATAACGGATGAAATTGCAGTATCAGACATCCTTGACACGACTACTTTTGACCAGATCGAGAACCAATTCCGAATCAGTGGCGGCACGGCCGACTATGTCGTTGGGATGCATGGATTTTACGACGATGCACTCATTGTCCTAAATAGAAACAGCCTCCATTCAATCGTAAATACCCAAGGAAGCCTTGGTGACACCGTGGTTAAGGAACTAACGTCTGAGATTGGATGCCTAGCGCGTAAATCTGTCATCATAAGGGGGAATACAATGATGTTTCTGTCGGATGACGGGGTGTATTCGCTTGAGTTCCAGAACGACTACAACCTTCGCGGTGCTGATGAGCCTATTTCTAAGAACATCCAGCCATACATTGACCGAATCAATAAAGATTACGCGGCAGAGGCTGTTGGTATCCTGTTTGACAACCGATACTACCTAGCTATTGCGCTTGATTCGGAAGTCGGGGCGGATGATGCACAGGGAAACAATTCAGTCCTCGTCTACAACTTTAAGAATCAGGGCTGGGAGTCTCTAGATACCTATGGTGATCCCCAATTCCTAATCAAAAACTTTATAACTGGTGGAGCTGGAGTTAGAAATAACCTATATGCGGTAACCCGCAATGGCGGATTGCACCAGATTGACGCGACTGAGAGTTCAATTGACCGACTGAACGTATCAAACGTGGGAGGATCACTTGTGACCCCCACAATTAACGCATCTCTGACAACTCGCGGTTACGACCTAAAAACAATGGAGAGAAAGAGGTTCACTGACGCACAAATCAATATGCAGAACCTTGCAGGTGACACTGGAGAATATAGCATATCATTTGCTGCGGAAGACCCAGATAACTCTATCCCAATCGGGACGACTACACAGTTCTTGGGTGGAAACGTCCTATCACCAAGCAATTCAAACGAGGCTGAAACGGCAAGCATTAGGTGCAGGCTTGCTGGCATTAGAGGATACACAGGAACGCTCATCTTGACACGAACTATTGGCTCTCCTAAGATCAACTCAATTAAAATAGCTGGATCAATAACAAACAGGCAAATTATCTCACAGCAATAAACATATGCCCGCAGTCAACACAACATATACATTTCAAGACAGTGACGTAATCACTAGCGTAAAGATGAACAACATCATCGACCAGACTACATTTGTCGCTTCTGGTATATCTGGGCAAACTCTTGAGGTCACCACGTCTGGTCAGCTAAAAGTCCGTTCTCAGAACATCACGTCTAATGAGTTAGCGTCTAACGCAGTAACCACAATCAAAATCACTGACGGATCTGTCACCCCGGCAAAGTTATCTACTGGCGCACCTACTTGGGATGATACCGGACTACTATCCATTGGAGATGTTGGAGAAACAGCGTCATTGCTTAGAGATACGGGAGTCGATGGCGTTCTTACTATTTCAAACTCTGGAGATGGTGGATTCAAGCTTTCAGGGGGTGGCCCCATCCTATTTAATGACATCCCATTCGGAGTCCAGACTGGTGTAGCTCCTATTTATGGCAACAGGGCATGGGCTAAGTTGAATCCTTATGTCGGATCAGTGAGGACGGGGGCCTACAAGGCGGGTAATTACTCAAGAGCAGCAACAGAAACAACCGTGACAATAACTGGTCACGGGTTGAAAACAAACGATAAAATAAGACTCGATTTCACAAGCGGAGGAGCTACAGATGGACTCTACACCGTAACGTCATCAGCATCAGCAAACGAGTTCATTGTAGACCACGGCGGAACAGTAGTATCAGGCAATGTAACGGCTCAATTCGTAAAAATACAGGCATCAGGTAACATATCCACCGCCTCTTTTTACGATTCGGGTGACGATAGAATCGTTTTGAATTTTGAAATTGAAATGCCAGACGAGAATTATGCCACATTGGTAACAGGTCAATATTATCCGGGGTCTTGGGTGACGACTGCGAATGAAGACACGCTCGGATTAACTCAATTGAACACGAAATATCAATCACACATTTATTTTAATCAATCAAACAGGTTCTTGAACGTAGCAATTATTGGATGACCCCAATCCAATCAGCCTTATCGATATTTAAAGAGAACTCGATTGACCCCAACTACATGTTGGAGTATCACCTAGCAAATGGAATAGTGTTCTCTGACGACAAGACGTTCATGCTCGCTATCCCTTGCGACGACGAGGACACAGAGACAGCAGTCACAATCGACAAGGCAAATTGCGTATTTATCTCGATGCTGGCAGGTGATATGAAGCACGCAATGGAGGCATTCCAAGACACATTTGACTTTATTGCATTTAAGCGTCAATTCAAGAACTCAAACCACACAAGGTTTTATTCCTACACCCAATTCCACAACAAGCTAAAATAAAATCATGGGATCAGCACCAAAAGTAAAAAAACCTAAAGAACCGGATATTGGGAAGGACATCACCAAGTATGTAGAGGGCTATAAAACAGCATTGCCAACCGTTCTTGGTGCGGAACAAGAGTATCGGCCACAGTTTGGTGCGCTAAATCTTGCTGACATTGGTCAATATCAACAAGGTCTGCAATCCCTTCAGGGGGCTGAAATGGCAGGGGCGCAAGGTCTTGCTGGACAAGCAAGAGGGCTACTTGGGAGCCTTAATCCTGAATCTCAGCGCATGATGCAATTGCAAAATATGCAAGCTGAAGAGGCGTATGCATCGTCACAAGGACTTACAGCACAAGAAAAAAGGTCTGCTGACCAAACGGCTAGAGAAGCATTTGGGTCGGCTGGAAGGCTTGGTGGAAATTATTCTGTAGCGTCAGAACTACTCAATCGAGATCAATATCTTACTGGCAAAAAACAAAATGCATTTGATATGATTGGTCAGTCATACAACACGTCTCAGAACTTCTATCAACCAGCACTTGGAATGGTTAGTGGTAGCTTGCAAGGTGGAATTGGTCTTCTTGGACAATCGGTTCCACAGATGATCAACCCCGACACTGGGGTAAACATTGCTTCCGCCCATCGACAAAATGTAAATAATGCAAACATGGCAAACGCACAATCCTCCGCGTCAAGTAAAGCAGGTATGTATAGTGCTGTTGGGTCTATTGGTGGTGCAGTTGTGGGTGCGGCACTCATTTAATGACAAAACTTGAACACACAAAAAACCTGATCCTTCGTGGGGTTAAGGCTTTTCCAAAAGGAGTCATTGCTTGGTCTGGGGGGAAGGACAGCATGGTTCTCCTCCACATCATGAGGGAAATGGGTATCAACTACCCATTGGTGTTCTTTCGTGAGCCTTGGCAGGCATGGAAATACAAGTTCCACGACAAGCTTATTCAGGACTGGGGACTTCTTGTCTATTCATGGCATCCTAACTCCAGCCAGTTCCAGCAGACAGATGACGAGTTTGAGGTTCAAAACTTCTACCAGATCAACTCAACTGTGATGACCTGTCCTACCGGCATTGTTGAGCCGGAGAAGGATCTCCCGTGGGTATGCGCCCTTGATATCCTAGAGCGTCCCAAGCAGTCACACCTACAGGCAAGTGAGTTCGACTGCGTATGGATTGGTCACAAGGGCTGCGATTCCGATCCAATTCTAGGCGGTGACGCAGGAACAAGGATCGAGTCAAGAATCCTACCGAACATGGCAAACATGATGTTTCCTCTCAGGGACTGGTCACATGACGATGTCTGGGAATACATTGAATCCAATGATATACCATACGATTCCGACCGTTACGAGAAGGTTGACGGCAAGTGGGGGGAGAAGAAGGACAAGCGGCACAATATGGACTATGTCCACGCCTGCACAAACTGCATCGATTGCAGGTCATCAGCCCCCAAGTTCACTCACTGCCCAAAGATTGACATGACGGTGGAAAACATCTCATCAATGGTTCCGTGGGCGGCTCAGGAAAAACTAAACTACATGGAAGACTAATATTATGGCACTACTAGGATCAAGTATCGACCCCAGACTAATGGTTCAAGACTACAGCGGGTTTGCTCGCGCTGGAGCAACTCAAGGACAAATGTATGCCCAGATGGGCAAGGACGTTGGCGGTCTGGCAAGGACATATGGGGACTACAAAAAGAAGCAAGGCGAAGATGAGCGTTTTGTGGAAAAATCAAAAAGCGTAGCAAAAGCTATTGGGGATATGATTCCTGAGTTGCGCCCAACACTTGATGAATCCCTAAGAACGCTTGGTGATAAAGAGATTCCACTTAGCCGAAGAAAAGCTACTGCAGATGGGGTCGCTGACATACTTGGTATTGCAGTTAGTGAATCTCGTAACCGTCAAAACTTGTCACTCAAAGAGAGAGAGCTTGGACTTCAGGAGAGGGAATTGGGAAATAGACAATATGAAACGTTTCTTAGAAACCAGAAAGTAAATAGGCAGCCAGTGGTAACAAAACAAGTCATAGATGGCGTAAGCTATGATGTCACTACATACGTTGACCCGGACAATCCTCGCGACGCACTTTACGCAGACGGGACTCCTGTTTATGACGGGGCTCCAACCGATGTAGGAAAAACCGAAATGCCGGGCGGTGGAAGTTACCCGAATTACGGAGATTGGTCGACCGCAACAACTCTAAATAACTCGGCACTCCCAGATGGAGAAGTTCTTCCCTCCCTTATCGATCTTGACGAGGAGTCATCTGCCTCTAGTGCTGAGGCAATTGACGCTGCAGCCAAACTAACAGGCGGGCAAACTGATGTGCCTAATGGCTCCCCAATGCCACCGGGAACCCCAACAACCACGCAAATGCCTAAGGTTGATGGCCCCCCCCGCTTACCTCCGGGGGCTGTTCCTTCAAAAACAGATTCAAATCGATCCTTTAGAACATTAACAAAAGAAGAAGCGGCTACTTTTGGAATTGTGGCGGGGCAAATTGATGATAGAGGTAGAGTCTATCCAATCAACCCTCCTCCAGGAATGACGATGGAGGTCGATGGACAAGGCGGTTTCAAATTAGTTCAAGGAAGTGGCGTTAACGGTAAAGACAAAGAAACAAAAGCTGAAAGGAAAAAGCAACAAGGTGGGATGGTTGATGAGTTTACTGCGACAGCCGCCGAAATAATTGGAATGATTCCTGATCTCCCTGACAATGC